GCAACGAAAGCCTCACCTTCCTTGTTAATACCAACCAAGCGGGGTATTTCTGCGACAACCTTACCATCACGGTTACGACCCACTAGCTTAAGCTTGGTCTCTGTGCCCTTTACTTTGTCAGTAATCTTGATAAGAGCATTAGCTACATCGTCGAAGCTCTTAAACTGAGAGCTAGCCTTTTGCATAGCCTCAAAGCCCTTAGGATTAAGAATCATAGCAGTCTGCTTAACAACTGCCATAAGAGTCTCAAAGTTAGAAGGCATCTCTACCTTACCTCCGTTCTTTCCGTCATAAGAATGACGAACATCATCTCCCTCCTTAGGGAAGAAGTTAGTTACAGAGAATACACCATCCTCATTCTCGAAATTAATTGCGAGAACTTTATAGTGCTGAGAAGGATCCTTCTTACCATCAAACTCACGAATCTCACAACCTGTGAACTTTACATCATAAATGTTCCAAGGCTTCAACTGCTGTCTAGTGTTTCTTACAACTGGTTTGTCGTCAATACCAAAATTAAATGCCATAATGATTATAATTTAAAATCAAAATTTCCTAAATCTTTATCATCTGCATTATCTAAGTCCTCTAAACTTGGAACTTCCAATTCGGACTCTATATCTACTAATTCTTTCGGAGCCTCTGGCTCTTTAGGATTCTTATCTCCTACCATATAGAAGATACCATCCTCTTCTGTTGGCTCAAGACGGAACACTGTACCGAAAGCAGATAACTTATCATTAGCTGCTCCACGATAACTTACTGTATTTGTCTTAGTCAACTTATTTCCTGCTTTAGTTCCGAAAGCCGCATCAGTACCAATCACTGGCACGAGCTTTTTGTCCTTCTTCTTATACTTGATGTCGATACGACAGTCTTCGCAGGGGTTAAGTGCGTCAACTGCTCCCTGTGTTAATACTAACTTGTTAGCCTCAAGCGTAATCAAAGGCTCGGGATTATCATCTACTTTAGAAGTGCTTTTCTTGGTAGATGACTTGCTAGCTTTAGCGCTAGCAGAGTCAACTGTAATTTCTTCCTTACCAATATATTTCATCTCGCCTGTAGTCTCATCGACTTCATAGTGCATTAAAATGTCTAGTTTCATTATTCACCCTCGTTATAAGCATCAATAACCTTAATAATCTCAGCTAAATCATTGTCAATCTCCATTTCATCAAACATACCAAATGAAGTCTTTGCAATACAAGTTCCGTCACTATTAGTTAGTAACTTATACTGCATCTTACCATCATCACCTTCTGTTACCTTAGTAAAGAAGATATAAGTAAATAGACCCTCAAGAGTTACCTTCTCAGCTAGCAACTTACCTACAGTCTTAATGACATACTTAGGATTCATTGCATCTCCAACATTCTCAGAGTGGGTTAAGAAAATCATTTTACAATCATCTCTCATTTGCTCTGAGTATCTTAAAATTTCCATAGCATGTTGAGCCAGTTCTGAGAACTTGGTATAACCAACCTCAGTTGCTCTATCTACGAATTCATAAGATAATACATATTGGAAGTCGTCAATGACAACTTGCTTGATGTGTGGCATCTTCTTGTTAACAATAGTAAGTATCTTAATGATAGCGTCCCATTTAGAACTTACATAATAGTTACCAGTCCAGTTACCATCATCGTTCTTTTTAAGAGGTGTATACTTCTTCTTCCATGCTCTGAAAGGAAGAGGTTTACCAGTAGTTGATATAATAAAAGTTTCCTCTGGATTGAGATTTCTTAAAGCGGTACTTTTACCAGTACCAGATTCTCCTACAAGTGCAATTGTTTCTGCAGCCATATTATAAAACGAAATTAAAGTTATTATCATGTGATTCATCTACGTGATTAACTTCATCTTCTTGTTCTAATAGGTAATTAGCATCTATATAACGTTGATAATCATATATTTCATCAGGTTTTGGTAACTCGTGAAACATATTAATTGCTCCGAAGAAATTGCAACCAATCTCAACATCACAATCACCATATCTATTCTTCAGTACCATGATACTTCGGAAAGTAGATTGTAGAATTTCAATGTTATACTTCTTGTACGATTTTAAACCATCTCTGTAAGGATTATATAAAGCTATCATCACATTACAGTCTTGAACAGTATTACCTGAATCTTTTGCATCATTAATAGTGAATGCACTTTTACCTTGTTTAAATCTTTCGATATTACCTTGCTCTCTATTAGCCTGCTGTATTACTACAGGACTAATGAAACACTTCTCTCTTAAGGTTACGAGATACGCAGATAACGTATCAATTTCCGCCTTAAGATTACCAGAAGTTGGCTTTATCAGACCAATATGGTCTAAGACTATTACATAGATTAAGTTAGGATTGTCAGGATGATAAATCATTCGGGTTTCAGTTTCCTCAAACCTTCCTATGGCTTCCAAACGCGTTTTGAGAATAGCATAAGCCTTCTTAGCATTTAAAGCTTTATCATATATTTCTAACTTTTTACTAACTTTCTCTATCCAAGGTAAACATTCCAAAACTAGTTGGTAATGTTCATCAGACAATACATATTCACGTTTCTTAGACAAGATTTCTTTATAAGATAATTCTATACCATAGGTCTCAAAGATATAAATAGAAAGTAATTTGATATACAAACTAACTTCATTCATTTCCATTGAGAAGTATAGACACTTAAAGTCATCATCATCTAAGTGTTCCATTATTGGTTTATAAACATACGCATACAAGGCAAAAGAGGTTTTACCTGCACCTGAATTACTAATGATTAGAGTATAAGTTTCCTTAGTGACTCCATCAATAACACTTTCAAGTTTAGGCATACCCATAGAAATGCCATGATTAAGACCTAACCTACCTCTATCTACTTCGTTACGGATTTTCTCCGCAATTGTCATAGCATAGTAGTGTTAGAGTTCATCATAACACCATCTTTAGAAATAGCTTCCATATTTATCCAATCATGGTCAACTATAAAGTCTCCAAGATTAGTAAATTGATAACCATTCTCTTTGCCTGCTTTTATAAGTTCCATTACTCTATCATGTGCTTCAGGTTTCCATCGTATAGCTTTACCATACGCCCTATAAGCATCTTCAAGAGAATCAAACTTCTTGCTAATTCGTCGTAATTTATACTCAAGACCATTGACAACTGTGGAGAGTGGATAATTCTCAAACAGTTCTTCTCCCATTTCAAAAGAACTCTTATGAAAGTCTTTCACTAAATTCTTATTGATAGGTACCGAGAATATGTCAAACTTTTGTCCCTTCTCAGGGATTTTATAAGTCTTAAGTATTACACCTGCATCTTGCAAACCTTGCAACAGATCTATTGTGCTACCACGAGCACACATACGAGATTTAAAATATAATTGGACTAGCTCTGGATCATCGTCCTCTTGAGCTAGTAGAATAATTTCCAGTAGTAACAACTCACTGGGATTGATTCCATATTTTTCACAAAATATGAGTTGCTGTTCAATTTCTAAATTCCTCACGCGTATAGATTTAAATTGATTAAGAACTAATCTCTCTATACACCGAAGAGGTT